TAATTACTCATCTGTCATCTCACATGTTTAAGTATTGATCTATAGATATACTTTTGAATCCAAGTATTTGGAGTATACCTAAAGTTTTTAAAGCAGCTTCAGAACTTACAAGAATTTCCATGTCTTCACTTTCTGATGCTAACTCTTTTATTCTATCAATAGCCTCCGCTATTAACATTGTTCTGTTGGGCATATTGTTGCTCCTGCATCATTTGTTGTTCTTGCATCATTTTTTCTTGTTCAGCTTCTATCTGCTCTGTTTCTTCAGTGTCTTGATATAAAGACAAGAAATCAGTTGGAGGTTGCGAAGGAACCTGTGCACCATCTTTTTGCGCTTTGACAGCAAGCTCTGCCCATTCTCTATTAGAATTATCAGCTGCTTGCAACAATTGACGTTTATTATCAATCTTTTTATTGTCAGCTTCAGCTTTTATCAAACTAATATTAGCCTCTTGTGAAGCTAACTCTAATTGAATAGCTGCTTGTTCTGCTTGTTCTTTTAAATTTTGTTTTTGTTTTTTCTTTTGTTGTGCTTCTTGTTGGGCTTGTTGAAACTCTTGAGTAGATGGATCGTTTAAGAATCTAGTTGGGTCCATACCCATATTCTTTAGGATATCTAAAGCTAAGTTGTAAGATGACATTGGATTAATAAACGCTTCAGAAGTTTCACTCTGTGCCATTTGTGGCAAAAGTTGTGTAAGTTGTATTAACTTCTCAGCCAAAGAAGAGTTTGAATTTTCTCCAATGTTTGCCTGTATATCTAAGTCCATGTTGCCGGGCATCATTTGTAACTCTTGTGGAGTAAGTGAAGCGTACCCTTTATCTGTTTTGTACATTGTAGGATTCTTAAGATTGCTTTTCATTTCTCTTAATACGCCACGACATAAATCTTTAATACCTGTCTCGACAAATCTACGTGCAATATGCTCAACTCTTATTTGTGCAGCGTTTTGCGCACCTGCCATTTTTTGCTCAGAGTTACCAGATACATATAACGTATCGTTTAAACCCATAGCGGTTTTACTTAAACCTGTAGACTGTTCTTTCTGTAGCCCCAGGAATTCTAACATACCAGTTGTACCAGCACTCATTGGCTCTGGTTGGAGTTGTTGTACTGCTGCAGCTGGATTTCCGTTTGTAGGAATAATCTGCTTTGGTACAGGGTTTTGTAATGCTGAGAAATCAACAACATTAGGGTCAGCTAGTGTTCTGCCGTAGTTACCAAAATACACATTCTCTACAAATCCTCTAAGGATAGCTGTAGTTGCTTGTGTTTGTGGGCGAGCCATATCAAGAAGTGACAGCCCATAAAACTCATGAGGTATTTCAATAGGATTTAAAACTGCAACTGGAACATATGCGACATCATCTTCTTCTAAGATTGTGTTGCCTGCTTTAATAACATGTTTAAGTTCAGCTATACCATCACCGTCTCTGTCAGAGCGAATCCAACATTCAACAACAGTAATACTTATATTTGCCTCATCTTCATCATCATCATTGTTAGTTACCCAGTTTTGTATTCCACCTGCATCTTTTCTTGCAAATGCTTCATACGAAAAACCAGAAGACCTAACAGTAGACTCTTCTCCAATCTCATCAAAATCGATGTCTTGATCTGACCATGTTCGTCTAATATCAGAGCGTGTCATTTCTGTAACAATGCCAACAAAGGTTGCATCAATAACAGAAGAAGCAGCACGGTCAATTAAAAAAGACTCGGGCGGTATAGTACGCAACTTAACTCCAGACTTATCAATTTTTCTACGAAGCCTGACATCTACAAAAGAATAATAACTAGTTCCATCTGGATTAATAGTTGGCTCATCATTAACTAATAAATCACCTATTACTTCAACATTTGGGTCAGAAAGAATTTGGTCTAATACACCTTCTTCAATTGTTTCGTATTCTTCAACAACATAATCGTAATGTTCTTCCCATCCCCATGTAAGGGCACTATTACCAAATACAACTGCTGACTTTATCCACGTGGAAAGTTTCGACCATCCATCAGGATTTGAGTTGAATAGACAATAGTTGACAACATCCGATGCAATCTGAGACGCCTTAACTGCAGCCATGTCATTGCTGTACGGTGTAAACAAAGCCAACTTATTGTTGTCTAATAATAATTTTGTTAATAGTGCGGTATATCCCTCGGCAATCTCTGCTGAGTCGGAGGATACAATTTTAGAAACACCTTGCGGTTTTAAATCGCCTTGTGCCTCTAAGCTCATTTCGTATACTGCATTTTCTCTACGTTTGCTTACATCTGATGAATTAGTATTGCCACCAGTAGCATTCCGCATGTGACGATCAATTGACTCTATCAACGCATCGTCATCAATCTTTTCGATTTCTGTTTTCATTCTCGCTCTCTCTGTAGTTTAATTACCAACCTGTTCTTTTATTTTTTTCTAAGATATTAGCAAATGCTGATAATGTACTATCTTTTCTAGACATTGCATTATCTGAAAAATTTGGTCCTTTATATTTTATTTTTGCATCAGGATCGGCATATGGTCCTTTCCAGTCTTTTTTCCAAAATGGATTTAATACTTCGTCATAAAACTTTTCATCTTCTCCATATCGATTATTAGAAAGAGGAGCAAAATAACTGCCTGTTAATCTTGCAAATCTTTCTTCAGGCTTATTTAAATAGCGCATCATGTTTGTTCGATGAGCACCTTTAGGAATTTCCTCATATTCAAAAACTCCTTTTCTTGGATTCCATCGCATTGTGTTTCTAAATAAATTAGAATCGTATCCTATATCTGTTAGAGATGTTGCTACAGCATGTCCTATAGCGCTTTTATCTTCGCCAAGTTTGTCATTATTAGGATTATTCATAAACCTATCATATTGTGCTTGATACATTCCATCGTTTCTTACGTAGTTGCCGTTAGCATCTTTTGTAATAGTATTAAGTGGGGCGCCTCGAAACCATGATTGTTGCATTTTTTCAAACTCTGTTGGCTCAACACCCCACTCACCAGAATCTGTATTAGGATTTGGATTCATTCCAAACGGACCTGCAGCCATTGGATATTCTCTGTCCTCATATCCTGTCAACGTTTCATTTGACTCTGCATTGTATCTTTCAGGGTCAATCATAAATCTTTCTCTATCGTTTTTAGAGTTTCTATATGCTAATTCTTTTTGATCCCAAATACTTTTTTTTAAATAATGATTTTTTAAAGCGTTGTCATATTTTGCTTCAAACGCATCAAGTTCGTCTTCAGTATATGAGCTGAGTATTTTATTGGCTTCAGGCGTTCCAATCATTTCTGGCGATATACCAATTTCTTGAAACAATCCTTCTAGACCTTCGTAGCTTGGCGGAGGTCTAGTAGAAAGATGATTATATGGCGTACCCCAAATAGAATCCCATAAATGGGCAACCTCATGCGGAATAACTTCTCCATGTTCATGTTGATGTTTAATTCCTCTGTCTGTTAAACCCATTCTACCTGTATTAAATTCTGAGGGAGGAGACATAACACCAAGACCAGACAACTCTTGAAATTGGTCAGAATAATCAGTATCTCCTTCAAAAAAATAAGTTGGAGAACCCATTGATAAGTCTCCACCTGTAAGAGAAGTGCCTCCTGCTTTGTTCAGAGTTCCTGCCATAGCTTGTAAACCTGTATTCCAAACTGTTGTGTTTGGAAATCTTTGTTGATCGTACACGTTAAAAGATCTAGAATCAGGCTGGCTTATCATATAGTCACCTATGGGCAATCCACCGGGATTTGATTGCAATCTTTTATTTGCTTCAAATTCTTGTTCAACATTGTCTGGTCTAACTGTTATAAAACCATTATTAATGTCTATTGCCATAAAATCTCCTTACAACCATTTAGTATCTGGCTGCTTATATAATGTATTCATCTCGCCCCAACTAAACGACTTGTTAGTTAAAGCGTGACCATGTGTTCTGTAAGCTTCACAAGCAATAGCAAGTGACATAACCATATCATCGTAATGCCCAGTAGAAGCTTCTGCTTTGCCAGACTCTGTAATAATAAAGTTTCTTAATTCTTCTAGCAAAATACTAGAAGGTATCGTAATGTCTTCATCTTCAATCATTCGTCTAAGATTAGATATGATTGGCGGTCTTGTAGACATAGTAGTCTTAAAACCTAAATGATTTACATTATCACCAGCTGTGTTAGCTGTTTTCTTTTGTTGATATATGTTTGGATAGTTCATGCCAAACAATTGTTGTACTGTAGCTA